ACATAATATACAGACTATGCGCGTTCGAAGCGTGCAAGTTATTGATTTCAATGGGATTTGCATGACTCGTCGCCGGCATAAGCATCCCAAGCCCGAGCAGGGCCACTACGCTCCACATCCCCGGTTTCTTCACACTATCAACGATCTTTTCGACCGATGTTTTGATCGAGCGGATGTTGCATTCCTCTGCCCACATGGCCATCGACCAGATACCCGGGTCGTCTCCCGCCATCAAAGCAAGCTCTTCCACACGCTCGTGTGACAGCTTGCTTGCGCCACTGCGCCACTGCGACATCGTTGCTGCAGTAACGCCCATCCGCTTCGCTAGTGCTCCGAAGCTCGAGAGCTTCTGGGCAATACGTGCTCGCTGAATAAGTACAGCTTGGCGGCTCATCTTAACTATCTCTTGACAGAAGTTAGGTGATCTACTTTACTGCCTCCCATGTTAGGTATTGCACCTAACATCCCGCCCCCCGGTACCCCCCGGGGGCCACGGGTCAGGGTAGGGGATCTGGAACAGGGGACATTTCGTGACGCATCACAATATCTTGGTCATCTGGCTGGTCCTGATCGCGTGCGCATTCCTGCGCGCCGTGTTCGTGTCGATCGCCTATTGCCGCCAGGCTCGCTTCGATCGCCTCGACTCCGAATACCGCGCTGCCGCCCTGGTCGCCAACGCCAAACGTGAGGTGCGCCGTGCGTGAGTTGCAGGGTCCGAAGCTCCATGAGCTCTACTCGCTCCGCGCTCGCGCGGCACTTGCCGGCCAGCAGCTGCTGGTCTGTGTCTATGACGCTCTCATCGAGCAGCGGATCCAGCTCATCGGCAACACCCCGGCGGTGGCTCTGTGACCCCGCTGTTCGCCCTTTGCCTACCCTTTTCACCGGTCGCAGCCTGCAATCAGACCGGTGCAGGCCCGGCGCAGCCGGGTGGCCCGAGCAGTAACACGGGCCAAAAGTCTCAGACCCTCGAAGGTCTCTCGAAGCCGATCATCGATTTCTGCACCTTGGTGTTCGACACCGACAAAGCCATCAAGCTGCTGAAGCGTATGAGCGCCCAGGAGATGGTCTCCTACGTCTTCGGCACCTCCGGCAGCATCGTCGCCGGCGCCCTGGTCGATCGCTTGTGGAACTTCCGCTACCAGCGCAGCGCCATCCTCATCGACGAGACTTCAAGCGTCTGTGGTCGCATCGGCATTTCCGATGCTGGCGAGGTCTGCATCAGCCTGACAGGGCAGGGCTGCAGCCACGTGCCCAACTGGGCCTATGCAGAGCGCATTGCTCAGGATCTTGGTGCACATCTGACCCGCATCGATATCGCTATCGACGACCACATGGGCAAGTGGTTCGACGTGGAGCACTTCCGCGACGCCTACCATGAGGGTGGTTTCACCATGAATGGCCGGCCTCCGCACGCTAAGCACATCAGCGACGAAGGCACCGATAAGGGCTGTTCGTTCTACGTCGGCCAGAAGGGCCACAAAGAGCTGTGCATCTACGAGAAAGGCAAGCAGCTTGGTGACCCGGAAAGCGAGTGGACCCGCTGCGAGGTCCGCCTCTACGCCAAGCGCATGATTCTTCCGCTCAGTGCGATGGTCGATCCAGGCAAGCACTTTGCCAGTGCCTACACGATCCTCGCTGACCTGGTGCTTGGCGAACTTGAACGCCTCGAGCTCAAGGAACGCATGGTCAATCCCTCGGTCAAGGCCATGATCGAATTCATCGACACGCAAGCCGGTACAGGGCTCCGCGTCCTCTGGAACGCGTTGAACAGCCGCAGCCCCGAATACGCCGTGTCAGTCCTGCAGCGCTACCTGAGCCATGACGGCGTGCCTGGCCGTTTCAAGAACCTGCAGCAGCTCGACCTAGAGGTTCGCATCAGCAATCAGCTGGACGAGCTATTCCCCGACTGCGCGTAACCCTCCGGGGCACCGTGTCGCTTGCGGCGCGGGGCCCAACCACTTCACCGCCACCGCACCGTGACGCGTCACGGAATTCCGCACCATCACCATCAAGGTAACCATCGCAATGAAGATCACGATCACCAGCCAGCACGTCAACGAAAAACACTGGGAAAAGCAGGGTCGTAGCGGAATCATCCGCACCCAGGAAGCCAGTGCTGAGACCCCGAAGTTCCGCCAGACGGTCCGTCTGGATCTTGGCAAGGAACCGCCCTACGAAAACGGCGTCTACGAGTACAACCTCGAGGACAACGTAGGCGTCAATCGCTACGGCGATTTCGAGCTGCCGCGCAAGCCGACCCTGGTCCGCGTCGACAAGCCCGCCGTCAAGGCGGCCTAAGGAGCCGCTATGGCCGTCTTTGTCCTGCACTGCAAGGAAGCCGACTACAACGCTTCCACGCAGCAATGTGCGGCCCCGTTTTACGCACCTGCGTCCAATTTTCCTCCGCCGATGGACGCGGGCGAGGGCTTGGCAATCTCCGGAATCATCGCGGGTTGCTGGGCCATCGGTTTCATGATTCGGCAGGGGCGTCGTATCTCTCTCGCTTGACCAACCAACCATCAAAGGAAAGCACCACATGAACACCAATACCACCCGTTCGACCTCCATCGCGGCCAAGGCCTCTGCAGCCGTCGCTGCCGCCGCCGCATCGGTGATGGCCGGCTCCGCCTTCGCTGCCGGTGAAGTGGCCGCAGCCATGACCGACGGCATCGACAAGTCCGACTTGCTGGCCGGTGGCGTGATCGTTCTCGGCGCCTGCGCCGTGATCGCCATGATCGGCCTCGGTCGTCGTCTGGCCAAGTAATCGGCCAGCCAGGCAGACAGGGCAGGGCGGGGATTTCCCCGCCCTTTTTTGTGACGCAACACGAAAAGGGGGAGTTATGGAATACGTCGGTTACTTCGTCATGATCGCTATCTTGGGGGCGCTATGGCTCGCATTGGACAGCTGAACTTCCTCGGCCGCGTGTTCGCTTCCGCGATCGCGCGCCGTCTGGCTTACGTCCTTGTCGCGATTGCGCTCTCCTGGTGCGGCATTGACCACGCGCGTGCCGCTGCTTGTGATAGCGCATCCGAGCAATGCAGCCAGGGAGACGCATATGCAGCGGCCTCACAGCTTGCATCCAGCCGTGGGCCGGATGTCTGCAAGCTTGTCGGCAACAAAGACACTGCCTACACGGGCCCTTCTATCGAAAAAGATCCCGGCAATTCCACCGTCGAGGTAACGGCGCTCTCGGTCCATGCGCTCTGTAGTAACGGCGCTGTCCCCTTCCTGGGAAACAAGTACTACTACGTCGCGAAGTCATGCGACAAGGAGCCTGCATATACCGGTGGTGGCCCGTGGGGTACCTACGTGGGTTCAGCAAGATCTGGAAGCATCGGCTGCCGAAACGGCTGCGATGGTGTGTGGTTCGGCAATGGCGATGACAGCATGACGTGGCAGGCCACAGGCGCTGTCTGTCCGACTGACCCACCCAAGGCCTGTGAAGGCATGAAGGGCTACGTTTGGAATCGCTATCTGGGCGTCTGTGAGCCCACGCCGCCGGACAAGTGCCCGGAGGGCCAGTCCAAGAACGCAAAGGGCACCTGCGAGCCCAACGCGTGCCCTGAGGGCATGGTCTTGGGCCAGGATGGCACCTGCAAGCCAAAGGACAACGAGTGCCCTGCAGGACAGATTAAATCGCCCACGGGCAGCTGCCTGCCTGGCGATGGTCAGTGTGCTGCAGGAGAGGTGCGCGGCGCTGACGGCACGTGCAAGAAAGACGGCGACGGCGACGGCGAGCCAGACGGTGAAGGTGATGGAGAGGGTGACCCCGATAAGAGCCAGTTCTCCGGCGGCGATGATTGCAATACACCTCCTAGCTGCAGCGGCGACGCGATTATGTGCGGCCAGGCTCGAATCCAATGGCGGATCGACTGCAACACCCGCAGGAATCGCAACGTCAGCGGCGGAACCTGCGCCTCTATGCCCGTCTGCACTGGTGAGAAGTGTGATGCCATGGAATACAACTCGATGCTCTTCCAGTGGCGCAGCGCATGTGCTGCAGAAAAGCTGCTCGCCAAGGGCACCGGCGACGGCGGCAGCAATGGCGAGCAACCCGCCTGGACCAAGGTCGGTGGCATGTCTCAGGACCCTGGTGCAGGCGCGTCTGATGCCGACACCAAGGTGCTCACCACCAAGAAGATCAGCACTGACGACCTCGATCAATCCGGCTTCGGTGGCGGTGGTACCTGCCCAGGTTTCGAAGCTGCAAGCGGTGGTGTGATCGCTAGCGCCTACTCGGCCACGTTTGCCTCGCCACCGCCCATGTGGTGCACCTTCATCGCACGTCTACGCGCCGGCCTCATTGCCGTCTCTGCGTGCGTCTCTGTCTTCATTCTCGCTAGAGGAGTGGGCTGACATGCCTATGATCATCGGCGCGCTTATCAGCGCGCTCCTGCAGGGCCTGCGCACGTATCTGCCTGGCATCGTCGGCCGCGTGCTGATCGCCTTCGGCATCGGGTTCGTTGCACACGAAGTGGCACTGCCGTCGCTCAAGTCGTTTATCGCCGGCTGGTTGCCCGGCCTCGGCGCTGTCGGCGTCGCCTATTGGGACGCCAGCGGCATCGGCGTGTCCGTCACCATGATCCTGTCCGCGATCGCCGCAGCGGTGTCGCAGAAAGCCATCCTCTCCAAGCTGGTGAAATCCTAATGGCCCTTTACCTCGTTACCGGCCAGCCTGGCCACGGCAAGACCGCTTACGCGATCGACAAGGCATTCGCGTTCAAGAAAGAGGGGCGCGAGATCTACGCCCACGGCATCAAGGACTTCGACTACGAGCGGGCAGGGTGGAAGCACCTCGAGGACCCGACCAAGTGGCAGGATCTGCCTGACGGTTCCGTGGTGATCCTTGACGAGTGCTACACCGTGTTTCCGAACCGCAACCCAGGTGCGAAGGTGCCTGAGCATGTCGAGCCGATGGCTCGCCATCGTCATCGCGGCTTCGACTTCATCCTCATCGCGCAGCAAGGCCTGCAGCTGGATCCGTTCTTGCGTGGCCTCTACGAGGAACACTGCCATGTGCGGCAGACCTCGATTATGAAGAGCAAAACCAAGCTGAAGAAGTGGGACGCCTACCAGGGCAACGTCGCTGGCCCGTGCGGAAATATTGTTGATTGGGTCAGGCCGAAGTACGTCTTCGACTACTACACCTCCACCACGCTGGTGACCACCAAGCGCAGCATTCCGACCTGGGTGAAGATGGTCGGCATTGGCCTGTTGATCATCCTCACCGCGATGTACTACCTGAAGCACAGCTACAGCGCGAAGATTGAGAAAATCAACGAGGAAGCCGCCACGACACACAGCGGCACTGGGGTGACTGGAGCTTCAGCGAAGGGCGCACCGGGGCCGCGTACCTACGAGACACCCACCGACTACGCAAAGGCACATGTCGCGCGGTTCGCTACGATGCCCTGGACAGCACCGATTTATGACGGTGGATCGCCTGCAGGTCAGCCCCAGCTCTACTGCATGTCCAGCCTTGCCGGCACAGACGCCATGGGCAAGCACCAGGAAGCCTCCTGCAGCTGCATGACAGAGCAGGGCACCAAGTACGAGATTAGCCAGCCAGAGTGTCGCACGGTGGCCAGGAACAGCACGCCGTACAACCCGTATAAGCAGCCGGTTGCACCTCCGCCTCCGTATGTCCCGCCAGCTGACCAGGTGCACGACCAGGTGGCCGCTGTGCCTGGCACTGTGATCGGGTCTACGTCACGGGCTGCGGGCACGTTCCCGGAGTCGAAGCCGTATCAAACTTCGACCACCATCCCAGATACAACAGCGCAGCTTTGATTCCGTGACGCGTCACGATATGATTCACTCATCAACAAAGGGAGTAGGGCATGGATACCGAAACACTGTTCGCGATCGCTGTGCTGCTGGCGCTGGTTTTGTGTTTCTGGCCGCTGTCATCTCTCCGCCGGCGTAAGGGCTGATTCCATGCGCGACGATAAGGACCTATCCACCCTCCAGCTGCCATTGCCTGGCCGACCAGGTCGCCCGCCTTCCAACGGCCTGGCTGCCATGACCGATGCCGAGCGCGCCAGGCGCTACCGTGAGAGCCAGGCCAAACGCCTGGTCAAGGGTCGCCGCAACCTGCAGGAGCTGACCGATGCGCTCTTGCTCGAGCAGATCCGCCAGACCATCGTCAATGGGTCCACCAAGCGCACGGTGGCCAGGTACGTCGCCGAGCTGGCACGCCGCTACGGCTGAAACGCGTCTGATCCAAAGCCAGGTTATAGCCTTGGCTAACTGCAGGGGTGTAGGGGCAACGCCCCTACGTAGAACGCCTCACCCGCGCCGTGGAGCTCGAGGCCCACGCGTTCTACGCACCACATGCGCTCGATCGGCGGACCCCGCCCCATCCACGACTGATGACCGCTCTTCATGCCTGCGCTGGATCACGTCCCGCAGGTAGATCACGTTGGCCGCTGTTGACCGATCTGGCGGCTTGGGCACGTATAGGCGCCTGTACTGAGGGTTGCACGTCCTCAGCTTCGCTTCGTCCATCATGGCTGACCATTCCCGCGCCAGGCTCGATGTCAGCGCCAGCCAGGTCAGCTGCGTTGCCGTGAATGCTTTTCCCTCCGGGGTCACTAGCTCGCCCCGTACGAACGAAAAACCGGCCCAGGGGCCGGTCAGTTGTCGATCACGCATGCGCCAATCTCCATTTGGCGGGCCATCGTCGCCGCTGCGGCGTGACCGCAGCAGCAAACGAACGCAACCAGCGTTGCAAGCGCCTTGACATAATATACA